TCTGCGCCGGGGACCATGGTCGGACCGGTTTGCACTCTGACCCCGCCAACGATCGCGGTTGGGCCAGGTGCAGGAAGTTGAGTCGGTGGAGCGTAGTCAGGATGGGTGATGAGTACCGGAGCGACCGGAGCCGGCAGGACTACTGGCTTGGGAACGATCTGCGCGGGAACCTCGTTGGGGAAGAATTGCCCCACGAGCGTGTAACCCAGCCGTACCGAATCTTCGACCTTCCCGACATCGATAAAGGGGAGATCGTGGAAGACCACCGCGGAGTCAAGAGCATTGCCGCGGGCGGGACCGGTTGAGGCAAAGCGGGGGTCAAGCGCAATGGCTGTGATCACAGGCTCGTCATCGGGACCGCCAAGGTCATATCTCGTGGCGAAGACCAGAGCTCCGCGATAGTGTCCCGCCCCATCGTGGATGAGGATCGGAGTTCCGTAAACTGGCCGGTCAGGAACTACAGCTTTTTGACCGGCTACAGCATGCGGGGGGTTAACTTTGGGGGCAACCACAGGGTTGTCCTTCGGATTGGTAGTCGGATTGATTGTCGTAGTTCCCATTGCTACTTTCCTCCTGCCGCAGATAGTGCGGCGTCGACCACAACCTTGGCTGCAGCGACTTGCGCCTGGAGACTCGAACCCTTTGGTAGCGGTGGGGTACCAGCGATCTTCACCAAATCACCTACTGTTTCCGCGCCGTCCTTGAGAATCAACTGCTGCGCCTGCTGTACGGCAGGATCCGGCTGCGGCGGTTGAGGCATGCCCGCTTTCGCTACCGTCGCCTGGTTCTGTGCTGCTTCCGCCAGTTTCGCCGTCTGCATCTGCACGGCGTACTGCAAATACAGCAAAATGTGCCCGTACCCTTGAGGGTTGCTGTCCTTGAGGTCGAAATTCTTCTGGCAGTACTGGCGAACCTCTTTCCTGAGCACGTCGAAGTCATCGATATCCTTCTCGGGCATGATGGCCGGCTTCATCTGCGGCTGGCCGGTCTGGGGATCGACAGCAATCTTCCCAGTCTGCGGGTCCACAACTGGAAGCGGCCGCATCTTCTGCAGTTTCTCGATGATCTGAAGCACCTTCGATTCCATGGCCGACCCGGGAATGACCATGTTGGGAACTCCCAACGCGGTCGCGGCCTGCCGCTGGTTCGACGGCTCATCAAAGATCGCCTGCGTGACGGGATTCTTCTCCGCCGCGTCCATCAGGTCCATCCAGCGCTGCCGCAGTTCGGCCGCCGTGATCGGGAAGCCTTGATCCGTATCGGGGAAGGCATGAACGCTGCCGCGAATGTCCTGCAGACGCACGTAGTTGTTACGGAACTCGGAGCCACGCTCGCGCACAACCTGCTTGACGTCATCCGTCATGTTGTCCTGGGAACAGCGGACGGCGAGTTCATCTGCCTTGGCCGACTCCTCGCGCAGGTTTTCCCAGTAGATATTGAGTTTCCCGAGCGCGGTATTCAGCTGCTGCTGCTGGCCGCCAAAGGTCTCGATGTGCTTGTCGCCGGCGCCGCCGTAGACCTGGGGCGGGACCCCGGCAAACATCTGCGCGTAGTAGAGCAGTTTGTCGTTGTAGGCGAAGGCCTCCGGGTCCATCGAGAACTTGAACTGGAAGAGTGCGTCTGCGAAGGTCTGCCCGACTCCGGTCTGGCGGAACTGAACCGGGTTGAGCACGCCCGGCAGCAGTGGCTTCCCGTTCATCGCCTTCGAGTCAATCAAGCGAGAGTTGGCCAGGGTCAGACCAGCAGAGCAGCGGTCCATGTACTCGTCGATCCGGCTGGCATTGTCGTTGAACCGCTTGTTGAACGGGATGACCACATCACCGATCGCAGGCGGGTAGATACCGAAGTTTTCATGCGTCTTGCCCCAGCTCCACTCGGCGCAGAGTTCCGCGGGCTTGGCTTCGAGGAAGGTCGCACCGCAGTTGATGACCAGGCAGCCTTGCGGAAAGAGGACCCGCATCCGGTCACCAAACTTGTCGTCCTCATCGATATCAAATGCCCACGGCTGAATCCAGGTGCGAGAAAGTGTCGGCTTCTGGTCCTGCATGATGGTCGAAGCCGTGCCGGTCTGCGAATATGCCTGCTGGCGGGCAATACGGTCGATTGACCCGTTCGGGGACAGCGGACTGCTCGCACTGGCCGTGATCTCCTTGCGCATGGCTGGGTAGGAAGACCGCAGCGCCGCGACGTGTACCTCGACCTCAAGATTCAGGATTGGTGTCTTCTCGAGGGAGTTGGCCGCTGGGTCGCAGTCAATCTCAAGCGGCGAATAGACGGTCCATGCAACCATGCCGTTCGCAACTTGCTGCGTCCCGGTCTGGGTTGGAACCGTTGCCGTGACGGACGGGTAGAAGGATTCATCACCCAGGGGCGCGCCGCACTTCTCGCAGCGCCGCGAAGTCATTACGGCAAGGTTGGCGGCCGGATTGTCGGTCCCGCACCTGAAGCAGTGGTAGCGGTCAGGCTGGATCTCGACTTCGGTGTCGGTGAATACTGGCTCTTCGTGCGTGCCGGCGCGATCACGGTCGACGATGTACCGGGTGTGCCGGAAGTAGGAACCGCACATGTAGAGATAGAGCAGCTGCTGCTTGAGCAGGGACTTGACTTTATTCTGGCGCTCGATGATATCGATCAGGATTTGAGCAGCTTCAGCAGTCGCGACGTCGGCCGGGACGTCGGCGTCTTCCGGCAACCACTCGGCCTTGGGAACCTGCGGGCAGAGAGCGGCGACGAAGGCGGTCGCCAGCATCTGGTACATGTTGTTGCAATATTTGTAAAGGTCGGTGTCGTCGGAGTCTTCGGCGTGGTTCTCGTTGTACCAGGAGACGACATCGAAGAACTGGAAATTGCCCGGGTTGAACGAAACGAAGTGATTGCCCTTGAAGAACTCAATGTTTTCGAGGCAGCGCTGCATCAGGATCAGGCGGTCCTGTGCCCATTGGGACTTGTAGCGCGTGATGACGTTGATAAGCCGGCTCTGGTCGTCCTTCTGCAGCCCTGCGGAGTTCTGTGGCTCGTCCGTCTTCCCCTGCATCGGGTCTGAGGGATTATGCTCCTGACCGCTTGGCTGGGACGGCGCCGGCTGCATGCCGGGCATTGCTCCAGGTTGCTGCTGCTGCGACGGATCGATACCGAGCGCTGCGGTTGCCATTCGTTAAGCCTGCCGTCCTTTGGCTTCTGCCTGGTCGAGGTCGTTCATCACTGCTTGAATCGCTTCTTCCGTAGGAAGCACTCTCGGGTACCGGTTCTCCTGCTCGCGCCTCATGATGCGGTTGGCAATCGAGACCAGTCGCCCCGGGCGCCTCCGTGCTGCACGCATGGCCATCGCTTCAGCCTCTTCGCCGGTCATGGGTGCATCTTCGGTTTCTTCCGGCGTAGCGGCAGCAGGCTGCGGCATCTGGCCGAAGATCGGTCGGCCCGACGCGATGATCGCAAGTTGGTCCATGAAGACCCTGCGCTCCGCATCGCTAGACTGAATGCGACTCTCAAGAGCACGGACGGTTTCTCGGTGATAGAGCCAAGATATTGCCGCTCCAGCAAGCATCGCCAATATTAAAAGAAGAGAAGTCATCAGCCTACCCTAGTTCGTAAACACGAAGCTGACACATAGACCATTCGCGGTAATTGTTCCGTTATAGCTAATCGTGAAAGAAGTTCCAGGCGTTCGCGCGGTTATTGCCATTCCACCTACAAGAGTTGCTAGCGTCGAGTTGCATGTGCCCAGACCAGATAGAGAATCATCTGGGGTGAGGATGATGTTGCTCGCCGCCGTCACTCGCGAATCATTTACAACCAGAGTAGGTTTAACGCCTGTCGGGATTGACACCCCCCCTGCTGCGGCCGATCCGCAAACTGCCGGGGATGCGGAGCTGGAACAATTTGTACTGGTAGATATCGCCGGCGTCTTAATCCCGCCCGTCCAGTTGGTGAGGTCTATCGAGGCCACGCCAGTATTCGCGCCGACTCTCTGCGCTGTGAGAGTCGCGGTCGGCGTGGTACCTGATCCCAGCACAAGATTGAACCCGAGGTCGTCAGTTAGCGATGAGACGTTAAAGTAATGACCACGCCAGAACCAGTTTGGAGAATTGGAATTCGCACCGCCCGTC